ATTATCTAGTGGTGCGGTTGTTAACCGTAAGAAGGCGGCAAAGGTAGCAGAGAAAGCTGGTGAAGTACCGAAATCAGTAGGTAAGAAGTTGCATAGTCATGACCTACGTAAAGCCGAACGAATCAAAAAAATTAAAATGAAGGGGGTCAAGTGAACGACGAAGATCTAAGAGATTGTTTTGCTATGTTTACTTTATGTGGCATTGTCATGCGGGGTATTGGTGATGATGTTATAGAAGAGGTAGCGAGCAACGCATACAAGATGGCAGATGCTATGCTGGAAGTCCGAATCAAACAAGAAGATGATGGTATAGCTACAATTAAAAAGAGAAAGTATGTCCGAAAAGATTGATATAAGAAAAGCAGTACGAGAAGCGGAACACGGTATCACAGGTAAACGGTATTGTACAAGTTGTCAGTCTATGCAACCTGCGTTAACAGGGAAAATGATTGAGGGCACACGTAATAGGTGGCAATGCTGTAACTGTAATAACCGAGTAAGTGCAAGAAAGTATTTATTGAAAAAAGGAGAAGGTGATGCATGAAATTAAAAATGCAGATGGTAGTTGGGTTAAAGCTGAGACCGTAAAAGGTGTGCTTACCTATACAGATAGCGATGGTGTGTGGATGAAAGAAACCTATAACAAAAAAGGTAACATTACATCTCGCCTCGATAGCTTTGGTGCTTGGGATAAATACACTTACAAGAAAGACCCAGTTAAAAGAAAAGATGTATTAGTTTCTCACGAAAAGGGTGTAGGATGACTAGCCTATTGACGTTGTTCTTTATGGTATATGGTGATGCCACATGGTATTGGTATGTAGCGTGGGGTATTTTTGCTTTTGGTTCAATGATGAAAACGATGAGGGAATTATGACTGATGGTGGCAAAGGCGATATACCAAGACCTTTAGGTGTACCGAGAGAAGAGTTTGAAAAAAACTTTGAGTTAATTTTTGGCAAAAAAGAACCTGTGCCATTCATAGGTTGGATAGATAAAGAAGATGACAAGGAGCAGGTGAATGTCTAGCTTATTGATTACAAAAGAAGATGCCAATGAAGCATTTTTTAATATTGGGAAACTTTGCGGACGAGTATCTAGCGATGAAGGTAAACGATTAGCGATGCTGATTCAGATTGTCGCTAGTTATATGGAACAACTTGAGGAGAAGTTAAGTGAATCTAATAACGATTGACTTTGAGACTTTCTATGAGAAGTCTAGCTTTAGTCTGTCTAAGATGACAACTGAAGAGTATGTACGTAGTGACCGTTTTGAAGTAATCGGTGTAGCCATTAAGGTTAATGGTGGTGAGACTGAGTGGGCGAGTGGTACGCACAAACAAATAGCGGATTACCTTAAGACTTTTCCTTGGAAAGAGTCAATGATGCTTGCTCATAACTGTATGTTTGATGGCTTCATTATGTCTGAGAAGTTTGGTATTACCGCTAAAGCATATGCCGATACGATGTGCATGGGTCGAGGGATTCATGGTGTTGAATCAAGTGCATCGCTTGCGGCACTAACTGAAAGATACAAACTAGGAGTTAAGGGTGATGAAGTCATCGCCGCATCCGGGAAGAATCGTGTGGACTTTACCGAAGAAGAACTTAATAGATATGGTGATTATTGTGTTAATGATGTGGAGTTAACCTATAAGCTATTTAATGCTATGGTTAAAAATGGATTTCCTAAAGGTGAGATGAAGTTGATTGATCTTACTCTACGTATGTTTATTGAACCGAAATTAGATTTAGATTTAACTTTACTTGAACAGCACTATGACACAGTAAGGGCGGCAAAAGCTAAGTTGTTAATAGAAGCTGGTATTACTAGCCGTGAAGAACTAATGAGCAATCAGAAGTTTGCTGAACTATTAAAGTTACTTGGTGTTGTGCCACCGATGAAGACTAGTTTGAAGACAGGTAAAGAAGCCCTTGCGTTAGCTAAGAACGACGAGGAGTTTAAGATTTTGTCTGAACATCCTGATGTAAGAGTACAGGCTTTAGTAGCGGCTCGCCTTGGGGCTAAATCTACTTTAGAAGAAACTAGGACTGAACGATTTATTGGAATCTCTAAACGTGGTTTGATGCCAGTTCCTCTTAAATATTATGCGGCTCATACAGGGCGGTGGGGTGGTAGCGATAGCTTGAACTTGCAGAACTTGCCTAGTCGTGGAGATAATGCAGGTAAGCTAAAAAAAGCCATCATTGCACCCGAGGGCTACATGATTATTGATGCCGATTCAAGTCAAATTGAGGCACGTGTGTTGGCATGGTTGGCGGGGCAGAATGATTTGGTTGAAGCGTTTGAAAGGCACGAGGATGTATACAAGATCATGGCTTCGGCTATATATGGTAAGAGTGCAGATGAAATTACAAAAGAGGAAAGATTCGTCGGCAAGACTACAATTCTCGGATGTGGCTACGGCATGGGGGCTCAGAAATTCAAAGCACAGCTTAAGACTTTCGGTGTGGAAGTTACGGAAGATGAAGCCCGTCATATCATCACGATTTACAGAGAAACATATCCGTACATTACTGCGCTATGGCGAGAAGCCCAGATAGCGCTTGAAGCAATGGCTAAGGGTATGACAACATCTTTGGGTAAAAATGGTGTATTGAATCTGGCCCCAGAGGAGCGTGGAATACGTTTACCAAGCGGCTTGTTAATGCGTTATGACCAGCTAGTTTCAGTCAAAGAAGATGGTAAAACTCAATATCAGTATAAGACCCGTTATGGTTGGAATAAGATTTATGGTGGTAAAGTTATTGAGAATGTTTGCCAAGCATTGGCACGTTGCATTATTGGTGAGCAGATGATTCGTATAGCTAAGCGTTACAGGGTAGTACTGACTGTGCATGATGCCGTTGCTTGTATTGTGCCGGAAACAGAAGTTGAAGAAGCCCAAGCATATATTGAAGATTGTATGCGTTGGACACCGGAGTGGGCTGATGGATTACCTGTTAACTGTGAGAGTGGGTTTGGTAAATCATATGGAGACTGCTAATGAACGCAAATGAACTAGCTGGGATTACAAATGAACAATGAACCAGTAGCGTGGATGTTGCTAGGGTTGGAAGACCGCAAGCCAAAGTTAATTAATTTACAGGTGATTGACCATCTTGAAGGCACATGGATTCCACTCTACACCCATCCAATAGAACTAACAGATGAGGAAATAATTAAAGTGTACGAAGATATGCTTGGAGTAGCATCTGCTAAAAGTTCTGCTATTGAATTTGCTAGAGCAATACTAAGAAAGGCAAGCGAGAAATGAACGCTAAAGGTTCACCCGATGCTAAGTGTTTAGCGTCTTTTTTACGATGGGCTATGAATAACCATTGGATTGACAACGAAAATGAAGACATTAACTCTGATCCTATGTGGCAAGCATGGAAAAGTGCATGGTACGTATGTAGAAGTGCCGCTACTTATGAAGCTACAAAAAAGGTAGAGAAACGTTGTGCTGTTCAATCTAAACCAATACCTGATGAAACATTAAAGAAAGCTTGGATTAGTATTGGCAAAGGCAAGGACTTTGCTAGGTGGGTTGAAAAGTATCATGGAGTTAAATGATAATGATATCTAGAAAAGACTTATTGAAAGGACTATTACCCGGACTTAATGCGCTATTTGACCTTGAGTACAGTAAATTTGGTGCTGAAATATTTAATAAAGAAGACTATATAGTGGAGGTAGATTTTGATGAAGATAAGAATAAGTGCAGTACAAATGAACTTAGCTAAGAAACTTGGAATAACAGCAGAAGAGTATGCAACTCAACTTGCTAACATGCCAAAAACTAAAAAGTTTGCTGGTGAAATTTTTGTAGATGAACCATACATAACAAAGGTAGATTTTGATGGACACGATAGACCCGAAGGTGCATGAAGAAATGCACAAGCGATATACTCAACATTTAGCGGAAGCAATGGAGCAGACTAAAGAAGCAATAATAGGGCGAATACTTAGCGGCGCATTTAGAGATGCGAATAAACCTAGTTACATAGTAGAGGTGGACTTTGATGAATAGCGAGTTAAATGAATCTTCACTTGAGATAATATTTAGAGATTTGGTTTCTAAACCTACTAAACCTACTAAACTTATTGTGCCACCCTATCTTGAGTCTTTAGCGCAACAAATTTTAAACCAACAAAAAGATTATGAAATAGAGGTGGACTTTGACTAAGATACCTGCATGGTCATACTCTAGCATTAAGCTATACGACCAATGCCCTAAAAAGTTTTACCACTTACGTGTAGCTAAAGATGTAACCGAGCCACCAACAGATGCTATCTTATATGGTAAAGAGTTTCATTCGGCAGCTGAACATTACGTACGGGATGACGTACCAATACCTCCACAGTTTAGTTTTGTTAAATCTACATTAGATAGTTTAAAACAACTAGAGGGTATAAAACATTGTGAGTTTGAAATGGGGTTGACAGAAAACCTAGAACCCTGCGGATTCAAAGACCCAAAGGTTTGGTGGCGAGGTATTGCTGACTTGTTGATTATCAATGGGGATGAAGCACGTTGCGTAGACTATAAGACTGGCAAATCGGCTAAGTATGCCGATACTGACCAACTGGAACTAATGGCACTAGCTATTTTTAAGTTTTTTCCCGAAGTCAAAAAGGTCAAAGGTGGGCTTCTTTTTGTTATTTCTAAGAACTTCATAAAAGATTCGTATGATGCTGAAAAACAGGATAAGATGTGGGTTAAATGGATTGCAGAACATAATCGGATGAAGTTTTCCTATGCCAATAATGTATGGAATCCTAGACCAAGTGGGTTATGTAAGAAGTATTGCCCAGTATTAGAGTGCGCTCATAATGGAAGGAACTAAATATGCCATACGTTAATAAACCAAGACCATATAAAAAAGAATATGAACAACAAAAAGCTCGTGGTGAAGGCGAACGACGTGATGAACGTCAACGTGCCCGACGTGCTATTGACAAGATCATGCCTGATAAAAACAAAAACGGTAAAGCTGATGCTAGAGAAGGTAAAGATGTTGCCCATGTCAAAGCATTAGATAAAGGTGGATCAAATAAGAACGGTGTTTTTATTGAAAGTGCTAGCGGTAATAGAGCATTTAAACGTGATAGTAAAAGTAACTTAGTTTCTGAAACGACTAAAAAAGAAAAAGGCGAAAAGAAATTAAGTAAGGTTGTAAAGCTTAAGAAATAGTAGTAATATAATTAGAAATTAAGTAAGGTGATAGCGGGAGACCGCTTTCGCCTGAGAACGCTTCACTGGAGAATGTGTGGAAATAATAGACAACAAAGTGTTGTTGCTGAATCTACGGAACCCGAATAAGGTTACAACTGTCATTCCTAAGAGTAGACAAATAGGTACTAATCAAGTTGCCGTTAGTTGGGGCTTAGATGAAGCACGGGTTTTAAATAATTTACAAATAAAAAACATCCCATCACCTATTATGGGAAAGTATACCTGGCCCGGATTACATAAGCCGTTTGACCATCAAAAAACTACAGCATCATTTTTAACTTTACACCCCCGTGCCTTTTGCCTTAATGAACAGGGTACTGGTAAAACAGGTTCAGTTATATGGGCGGCAGACTATCTAATGAAGATAGGTAAGGTTAAGCGTGTATTGGTTATTTGCCCCTTATCTATTATGGATTCAGCTTGGCGGGCAGACTTATTTAAGTTTGCTATGCACCGTACTGTTGATATTGCGTATGGCAGCAGGGAGAAACGTAACCGCATTATTTCTTCAGACGCTGAGTTTGTTATTATTAACTATGACGGTGTTGAGATTGTGCAGGAAGCTATTACTAATGGTAGGTTTGACCTTATCGTAATTGATGAAGCTAACGCTTATAAAAATGCACAGACCACAAGATGGAAAACATTAAATAAATTACTTACACCTGATAAGTGGCTATGGATGCTAACAGGAACACCCGCCGCACAGTCCCCAGTAGATGCGTATGGTTTGGCTAAGTTGGTAAATCCTACTGGAGTACCTAAATTTTTTGGTTCTTTCAAAGATATGGTGATGTATAAAGTGTCACAATTTAGATGGGTAATTAGACCTAACGCTGATAAAGTAGTATTTGAAGCATTACAACCTGCGATTCGATTTACTAAAGAAGAGTGTCTTGATTTGCCGGAAATGACCTATGTTACAAGGGAAGTTGAACTTACTCCACAGCAAAGGAAATATTATGACTTGCTTCGTAAGAAGCTAGTTATGCAAACAGCAGGTGAACAAGTTACTGCAGTTAATGCTGCCGTTGGGTTAAGTAAGTTGTTACAAATATCTTGTGGTGCAGTATATTCCGATTCGGGTGAAACCCTTGAATTTGACATTAAAAACCGCTATAAGGTATTAAGGGAAGTGATTGACGAAACACAGCAAAAGATATTAATCTTTGTACCTTTTAAACATACGATTGAAATACTATCTACCAAGCTACAGGTAGATGGCTTTAAGACCGAGATTATTAACGGCGATGTACCTGCCCATAAACGTGCGGAAATATTTAAACAGTTTCAAGAAACCAGTTCCCCAAGAATTTTAATTATTCAACCCCAAGCGGCGGCACATGGAGTGACTTTAACGGCGGCTGATACGGTTGTTTGGTGGGGTCCGACCCCAAGTTTAGAAACATATGCCCAAGCGAATGCAAGGGTTCATAGAGCAGGGCAAAGGCATCCTGTGACTATAGTAAGATTACAAGGTTCAAATGCGGAAAAACACCTATATAAAATGCTTGACAACCGTATTGAAGACCATGTAAAGTTAGTTGACCTTTACAAGAATTTACTTGATTAAGGTAAAGTTTGATAGTATAGTAGAAGTACCAATAGCGAGAATAAAATAAAGCCGTTATTGTTTTTAACAGGAGAATGTTATGTCAGAGAACGCTGTACAGGCAGGAGTGCCTTTAGAAAAACTCACTCGTATTTATATCAAAATGCGGGACAAAAAAGCTGAAATCACTCATGAACTTGAGGAAAAGATTAGCAAAGTTGAGACGGATATGAAAGCCGTTAAGACTGCTATTCTCGACCATATGAAAGAGATTGGGGCTGAAAGCTTAAGGACTGATGCAGGTACTGTATACCGCACCGTAAGGACAACGTATTCAACTACCGATTGGGAATCTATGGGCAAGTTTATTCTTGAACATGGTGTGCCGGAACTATTGGAGAAGCGTATTCAACAGACCAATATGAAAGCATTTTTAGAGGACAACCCCGATGTGCTTCCGCCGGGACTTAACGCAAACATGGAATATTCTGTGACTATAAAAAGGAGTAAAAATGGTTGATGAATCGTTTGTACCGATAGAAGGTTTGGCAAAGCATTTCGCTGTGTCAGTATCGACTGTTCGTGCATGGATTCGACAAGACTTAATCCCTTCATTAAAGATTGGCGGTGTTTACCGTTTCAAAATTACTGAGGTGGAGAAAGCCTTACGGATTATATGCGGCGGAGGATTGCCAAAAGAAGAAGCAGACGGAAGCTTAACGGTTAACGTACCTGCAGGACAAGCCCAAATGGCTTTAAATTTTAACCCTGACGAAGATATTTAAGGAGAATTACATGGACGAGATCCAACAAGAAGTAGATGTACCATTTGTAAACGAAGAGCTATCTGCAACAGTAAAAGCAGAACAACAAGCACAACAAAATCAGCAGTTCAGAGCAATGTGTATTGATTTTGCAACACGTGCTAAAGATGTAGATTCAGATACTATCGTTAACATTGCTAAAAAAATTGGTGACTATATCAAAGGAGAAGTAGCATGAGTGAAATGACTTTATTTAAAGGCGGTTTGCCTGATTATTTAAAAGGTGCAGATGATGCAACCAACTCCCTAGCTGGTACGGGTGATGGTGGTTTAGGCGCACGTCGCATTAGTATTAAAGGCGGAGTATTCCGTGAGTTTATTGGTGGTAAAGAGTACCGTGTATCTGAAGAACGTTCTATGAACGTAATCATTATCAAAGCTGCACCAAAAGTTTCACGTATTTTCTACTCAGGAAGTTATGTAGAAGGTGAAACTGTATCCCCAACTTGCTGGTCATCCGACAGTCAGCG